AAACTTGGAATAATATCTTAATCGCTGATATGGTGATTGTTGATGATATGTTTTATCTAACACCATCAGAAGAAGAATTGATCCAAGTTTATAAGTTACTAATGTTCTTACAAGAAACAAGAAGTATAATATTGGTCACTAATAGACCTTTATCAAGTTGGAAGAACATGAAGATAGATACGCATATTGTTGAGACGCTTGCGAAAAGACTCATGCAAGATGCACAAATCATATCGCTTTAAATAGATAGTAGTTTCATCTGTTGGCTCAAAAACTATCTATTCATTTGAACCAAGCGATGAGGTTATTATCCCCTTTGGATGATACGAGTTCCTACGAACGAATCTAGGTAAATTACTTAGAATTTAGAAAAACAGGCTAATAAAACTGATATTTTGGGGTAGGGGGTCTAAATCTCTGTGACTATTGACCTACCACCGAGCCTGGGCCTTCACGCGCATCTTTTTCATTTCAAAGGGGGTATTAACCTCATCTAAAAAGGAGTACGGAGGAAGATGATATATGGCTAAAGACGGAACGGCTAGAGGTGGCGCAAGAGTTGGTAGTGGAAAAAAGCCAACCAAAAGAAAAAAGGTAGAGTTATTAAATACAGCCTTCACAGACATTGCTGACTTTGCTGCTTTGTTGCTATAATTATTGGATCTGCTAGCGGTCTTTCTGCTACTGGTGCTAATCAAGTATTTAAACAGCTTACAAAAACATGTGATGTAGAGAATAAATAATTCAGATAAAGATCACAAAGCCCTCAGTTTAGTTAAACGACTATCTTGGGGGCTTTTTTGCGCTTAAGGCCTAAACGTTGGGCAACGTTCGCTTCTGCTTTTGACTTTGAGTATAAACTTGCTATTCCTAAATAGTTTGCCCAAAGCGAAATTTTGGTTATTTTTTAATTATAGGTACTCAAAACAAAAGAAACTGTCCTATTACTCTTGAAGGGTTAGGAGGTTTTAAAATGAATGAAAATGTTAAATCAAGAATTATTGAATTAAGAAGTAAAGGATATGGATACGGTCGAATTAGTATGGAACTTAACATTCCAAGAAGCACAGTTAGTACCTTTTGCAAAAGAAATAAGGTAGACACAACCACTAATGACAAAGTTGTTCTTTGTAAAAATTGTGATAAAGTAATTAAGTTTGAGTATAAAAAGAAGTCTAAGTTATTTTGCTGTGATGAATGTAGGGTTAACTGGTGGAATACCCATCAGGACAAAGTTAATAAAAAAGCTATCTATGAATTTGATTGTCCAGCTTGTGGAAAGCATTTCACAACATATGGAAACAAGAAACAAAAGTATTGTTCTCACCTTTGCTACATTCAAACTCGCTATAAGAATGGGGGGAGAACAAATGAATAAGGAGCATAGAATTAATGTTGAGAACTATTATGCAAGTTTAATACAATTAAAAAGGATGCTTACTTTAAACATAATAAGCATTGATGATTTCGTTAGGTGTGAACGTATTATTGCAGATAAGCATTGTATCAAAGTTAGTAGTATTTATCGTTCTAATGACTTGATAGATTCCTCTTTAAACGGTAATATCATAACCAAAAAAGGGGTGATTTAAATGAAAAAAAACGTGATTGTTCTTCCTCAAAAACCAACATTAGAAAAGAAAGTAAGAGTAGCTGCTTATGCTAGGGTGTCAACTGGCAAGGATATGATGCTCCATTCCTTATCTAACCAGGTTAGTTATTATAGCAAATTGATCCAAGGTAATAATGAGTGGCTCTATGCTGGTGTTTATGTAGATGAAGCAGTTACAGGAACAAAAGATGAACGTGCTGACTTTCAAAGAATGATTAGTGATGCTAAAGCTGGTAAGATTGATGCCATCATTACAAAATCAATATCTAGGTTTGCAAGAAACACTGTGACACTTTTAGAAACAGTACGGGAACTAAAGCCGGGAGGAGTAGATGTTTATTTTGAAGAAGAAGGTATCCATACTTTAAGTAGTGATGGTGAGTTAATGTTATCAATTCTTGCTTCCTATGCTCAAGAAGAAAGTAGACAGGTGAGTGAGAATATGAAGTGGCGAATTAAGAGGGATTTTGAAAAGGGAAAACCGTGGGGGTTTCTAGTATATGGCTATGTTTATAGGAACGGGAAAATTGATATCATCCCAGAAGAAGCTAGAGTCGTAAGACTTATCTATGATTATTTCTTATCAGGTATGGGGGTAGTAAAGATTGCGAAAAAGCTTAATGAAGAAGGCTACCGTACAAGAAAATGTGGTAGGTGGAGTAAATCATCAGTTAGAACAATCCTATCCAATTATGACTACACCGGAAACCTAATTCTTCAAAAGACTTATAGCGAGAACCACATAACAAAAAAGAAGTTGTTTAATAATGGCGAACTACCAAAATACCATGCACAGTATTCACATGAAGGAATTGTTAGTGTAGAAGAATTTAGATTGGTGCAAGAAGAGTTTATTAGAAGAGATAGTTTATTCAACAAAAAGGAACAGTCAAGAATTTCTCCATTTACAAGAAAGCTGCTGTGCGATAAGTGTGGATCCTATTACAGAAGAAAGTCCACTCCGTATAAGCCTGTGTGGAAGTGCGGGAAATACTTAGATGAAGGAAAAGCATCATGCTGTTCTTCACAAGTTCCTGAAGAGGTCTTATATGAATTGTCCTCTGATTTTAAGAAAGAAGTAGGGATTATTGAAGTATGTGATAATAATACTTTAATTTTCAAATTAACTGATGGAACTGAAGTAACAAAGAAATGGAAGTACAAGCCCAGAAGTGAAAGTTGGACCCCTGAAAAAAGGGAACTAGCAAGAAGAAGGAGTAAAGAACAATGGCAAAAATTACAGTAATACCATCAACAATAAATCCACTTACAAGGCTTCCCAACTGTGAACTTAGTAAAAGAAAAGTAGCAGGGTACGCTCGTGTATCAACTGATTCAGACGAGCAGTTCACAAGTTATGAAGCTCAAGTTGATTATTATACAAAATATATCAAATCAAAGCCTGAATGGAACTTTGTTAATGTTTATACGGATGAAGGAATAAGTGGAACGAATACCAAGAAGCGTGAAGGTTTCAAGAAAATGATTAGTGATGCTTTGGCTGGTAAGATTGATTTAATTGTTACAAAGTCAGTATCAAGATTTGCACGTAACACTGTAGATAGTTTGGTCACAATCCGTAAACTAAAGGATGCTGGTGTAGAGTGTTATTTTGAGAAGGAGAACATTTACACATTTGATGGAAAAGGAGAACTGCTCATCACAATAATGTCTAGTTTAGCCCAAGAAGAATCGAGATCGATATCAGAAAACATTACATGGGGACAAAGAAAAAGTTTCTCGGATGGTAAGGTACACCTTGCGTATAAACATTTCTTAGGCTATAAAAAAGGATCAAATAGCAAATTAGAGATTATTGAAGAGGAAGCAAAAATAGTAAGAAAGATTTACGAACTATTTATTAAAGGAAAAACCACTAGCTGGATTGCAAAGCATCTAACTAATAAGGGAATAAAGACACCAGCAAATAAAGATAAATGGCAAAAGTCAACAGTTGACAGTATCCTCACAAATGAAAAATATAAGGGGGACGCTCTACTACAGAAGAAGTTTACAGTTGACTTTCTAGAAAAGAAGATGAAAAAGAATGAAGGTGAGATTCCACAATACTATGTTGAGAATAGCCATCCTGCAATTATTGATCCAGTTGAATGGGAACATGCTCAAGTTGAGTTTGCAAGGCGTGTTGAACTAGGTAGAACCTACAGTTCTAAAAGCATATTCTCTTCAAAACTTGTATGCGAGGATTGCGGTGGTTTCTATGGACAAAAGGTTTGGCACTCGACAAGCAAGTATCGCAGAGTTGTATGGCAGTGCAATAAGAAGTTTAAGAATAAGGAAGATAAATGCAAAACACCGACTCTAACTGCTGAAATAATACAGATGATGTTCTTGAATGCTTATAATACTTTTATGGGTGGTAGGGAGCAGGTTATAGAAGATTGCGAGATGATAAGAAAATTACTGCTTGATTTCACAAAAATAGATGTAGAGATAGAAAAACAAACCGAAGAAATAGAAGTGATTGCAGAACGAGTAAAGAGCCTAGTAAAAGAAAATGCATCAACACCTCAGTCACAAGATGAGTATATTAAGAAGTACAATAACTGGAGTGAGCGATATGAAGTAGAATATAGGAAACTTGAGAATCTACAAAAGGATAAGGAGTTAAGGATATCTAAGGATAAAGCGATGGAATTTTTTATAATGAACTTGAAAAAGCAACCATTAGTGGTTGAAGTATGGGATGAATCCTTATGGCCATTAATGATTGAGAAGGCAATTGTAGGAAGGGATGGAAGCATTAAGTTTATATTCTATAACGGAACTGAGATTAGAGAAGAAGTATAAAAATGCTTCTTTTTTTTAAGCAAGTTATAGCCTTCAATCATCTAGTTAAAGATTGCACTCTTTACACCATCTTGTTCAAATATTTTACTTTTTTAAAAATAATTGACTGTGATGGAAAATTATGTTATAATTGAAATATATAAAGGAGAGATAAAATTATGCGAAAAAAGTATGTTTTTATATTTTTGATTCTAGCATTATTTTTCTTAAGTTCATGTGATCTTTTTAAAGATGAATCAAAAATAAAATTTAATGAGGTTGAAGAATTATTAGAATTATCCTTTGGTGAGGACGGAATACATAGTCTTATTATAGATGATATTGACTTACCGGATTCTTTAAAAGATGTTTCTTTAAAGTGGACAAGCAATAAACCAGAGTATCTTACAAATGATGGTAAGGTATATCGTGGAAATGAAGATGTAGAAATAACATTATCAGTTGAATTAGAATATGATGGTAAAACCAGGAACGTCACTTTTAAAGTGACTGTTAAGGGAGTTGAAGAAACAAAGGAGACTTACACAATTACCTTTGTCGATGAAGAAGGAACTATATTGGATACTCAATTGATTGAGTATGGATTAATACCATCATATAATGGAATTACGCCAACAAAAGAATCAACAGCTGAGTTTAATTATACCTTTATCGGTTGGTCTCCAGAG